GCCACCATTTACGATCAACCCTTTCTTTTTTGAACTGGTAACTGATTCCAGTTGTAGAATCGGTCCAGTATGATGTTTCACCATATTCAGTAGGTTCAGGCTGCTCACCACCAGTACCGATCATCTCTGGGTCCATTGTCAGTCCGAAGTCATCAACTGGTGTATGCCATCCACGAACTGCACTAGGAACATTAGATACAGGTGGCGCAGTTCCTGGACCTGCAAACGCTTCTGGGTCTTCTTCAGGATCAGCAGGAGTTGCAGGAATATTAACTGGAGGTGTAAGAGGTAAATTTAATGGACTGGTTAATGGAGTAGGTTGCTCCACTGACTGACCCGGAAGAACTGGTCCCTGAACAACAGGAGGAGGGGCTACTGGTTCTGGAGGAAGTTCGGGTTCATTGAATCCCCCGTACATAATCGGGTCTACATAAACTCCACCCATGCCATAAGATATGGTTGAAGTTACACGACCAGCATCATTGATCCTGTCAACAAACATCCCATTTTCATCTCGGGATACCCTTCTAAACCCCACGCACTACCCCCTTGGTCCCAGTAACCCCAGACTCCTTAATGCCTCTTCTGCTCCCTGACCGTTCTGTGCACCTGGTCTCGGAGAGCCAGGCGGAACATTGGGACCACCCTGTGGTGTCGGGGCAGGAGGCGGAACGCCCATCATGGCATTAGGCATAACCATTGGGTTTGCTGTCGGTGGACCTCCCTGTCCGCCACCAGCTCCTTGAGGAGCACCGGGACCTTGAGGGGCACCCGGCTGCTGTGGCATCATGCTTTGCTGTCTCATCATCTGCTTCTGCATTAGTAAGTGCATCAACTCACCGTAGTAGAACTGGGCAAGATCAGGTCGTCCACGTTCTTCAGTTGCCTGAAGAAGAGACCAGAGAGAGGCTTCTGGCAGCACTCTCTCTGCCATCTGTTCTTTGATTGAGTCTTCTATAGAATCAGCATCTTGCATTCCAAGTATCTTATCCCTGACATAGATGTCTGACAGCAAGGGGGTCGGACCCTCTCTTGCCATCTGCGCCATGCTCATACGGGACATATCATCTTCTGGCAACTGGCTTACAAGAGATATCTCTGGAGTTCCTGCCATGCCTATGGAGTCAGGAGCCACAGCCTCACTGAAATAAACCCTGTTTCTGTCTCTTCCGCTCACACTGACAGGATCGTATATTCCAGTGGAATACTGGTCGCATATAAGATGAGAAATCTGTATGTAGGCATCTTCCATTGCCACTATCCGTGGCTGTAGAACACTGTCTATACCCTGCCTGAGAGTATTAATGGCAAATCCCGATAGCTGGAACTGCAGGTCTCCGTACACGGTATGCGGTATAGCCCCACGCTGAAGTTCTCCTGAGACCATGCCCATATAGGCTCCAGTCTCCTTGGCGACTTCCATCAGTCCAAGGGGCTTTATATCCTCTCCCTGTGCAAGAGCAACCTCGGCTCCTGCCTTGTACGGGTCTTCATCAAGTGTCTTCTGCCCATCTCTTGATGTGATGGTTATCCCCTGCTTACGGGAACGGGCAACCATCTCCATCATCACTGACATGGTGAAGTTGTGCTTATCGTATATCTCCCTGTTGGGAGCAAAAACGGATTCCCCGTACTCAACGATAGTGTCGGTTACGGATGTATTATCTATATTCTGTACGAGCGGTTGAGGTCCAACCATACCTATAAACACTGGAACCCTGTCGGCTCCGTGGGGAGTAGCCTGCTTCAGTATGGTATCGCCCGTACAGACAATATTATGCTCTTCATCATAGTAGTCATAGACTTCTATAGGTGTCTCGTCATCCTGCTCGTCAAGTTTAATACTGTACTGCTGAAGAATCTCATCCTTTGTTTTGTGTATCCGATAACATGCCCACGCAAGACCCTCTTCACCTTCACCCCAGTATGTATGAAGAGGGTCCCACGGAGTTATATCAACCTGTGTTCTCTCCTTGGAGTCGATGTGAAGTAATGCCCTTCCTGCATACCATCCTCTGAGAGCAACAAACCATGCCAACTGTTCTCTAAGTGATGGCTGAAGCCTGCGCCGTAGCCGTTCATCCGCAGCCCTGAGAATGCCTACGAGAAACTTCTCCTTGGCATCATTGACTTCTCTCATCTCCCTCGGCTCTTCGATGTTGGGGATTCGTATGATCAGCTCCGCAGAACTCATCCATGAGATTATCTTGTCGGCATAAGTGCGTGGCTCGTTGGATGTATATGACTCGTACCCGTCACCAGCATCGTATGGGCGCATAATGTACAGGTCATAGTCAGATTGCATCCTATCTCTGAAGGGATATGTCGAGTCTCTGTGTCCCTCAACCAGTTTTGCTATTTCGTCTGCAGTCTTTCTCACCAGTGCTTCACCTTTATCTTCTTCCTGTCACTAGCGTAGCTGTACCCAAAATGGTACACGAGACCGTAAATCAATGCCTTTACACCATGATTATACTTATCTTCTGGCACGTTACCAACTATATTTCCGTCCCTGTCCATCTTCCATCTGTATGCCTGTGACTGACCAGTGAAAGGATTTGCCACTGCGCCGAACTCGGAGAGAACACCACTGCATTTTGAGTCTATACTCAACTTCGGGTAGCCAGTGATGGGATCGACTTTCAGGAAACTCTTCAGTCTTTCCGTCCCATCGTTGATGGGAACTTTCTGTGAGGCAAGGTATAAACCAGTGTTAGCCATCCACACCTCGGCAGGTGCTGGCATAGCCTGATGCTGAGTGCCTGCGATGTCTATAACCCCGTACTCCACATCCTGCCACCACGGTTTGGTCATGGCTATAGTTGCAACTTCTTCCGTGACAAGACCTGTCTCATATATCTCGTCAAAGACTCTCACATGATCGTCTATGATCTGTACCGCTTCCAGCGCATAACCGCCAGCATACCCAGGGTCAATCCAAATATGAACAGGCTCGTGTGGGATATAATCAATTTCTCCTGCGTGTATATTGGCTCTGAACTCGTTGAAGACAAGTCCTCTAGGCGGTACAGGCTTTCCTTCAATCCTCTCCATAAAGAAATCATCGCTCGACACCGCCTCCAGTCTTCTTATCTCAGGATCATTCCTGCCACCAGGGTAGAGGTGGTGGTTGGAGTAGCTGGGCAGGGAGAATGACTGCTCGTCATTTACCCCCGACTCCCAAGCCGTAAACGTCTGCGGATACCATCCAAGAGAGCTTTCAAATGTCCCACCAAGGAACAGCCAGCCACCTTTCGGGGCGCACCTTCCACGCATTCGGTAGAAGGTTTCCAGATCAAGTTGTGACGCTTCACAGCCAACGATACCATTGGGTGCTCGCATTGCGAGTGTCCTTGGGTCCTTGGCTGACTTGGTTTCGATCCGTGTCCCATCTGCAAGTACGATCCTGCCAGGGTCTACCCTTTTTGTAACCTCGGCAAGTATGCCGAGCTTTGCAAAGTCCTCAGAAAGATATTCAAACTCCGCTCTCGTTCTCTCGTAATCCGCAGCTACCAGCCAGTATAAACCAGGACTGTCGTCCTCAAGGAACTTATGGAGTAGGAACTTGGAAGCCACCATCGACTTACCAGCCTGCTCACCCCCTGCAACGAGTATAAACCTCTTGCCTGAATTTAATATCTGGGACTGCTCATCCGTAGGGTCAAAGCCAACTATCTCAAAGACAGGAGAAGCCATCAGTACTTCTTCTTCTTAGTCATCTTCTTCCCTGACTGCTTGGCGTACTTCGTAGCTGCAGCCTTACCCTTCTTCGTATAGGCAAATTGCCTCTTACCCACCTTCGGCATATCGAACCTCCTTCTTTGGTTTAATTCGTTTGCGAATGAATTGAGTTTAAACTCCCCTTTTACTATCAATGTACCCGTGCCTTAACTGATAGGCACTAGTGCCTTTACTAGTAAATGTTGCCATACTAGCAACATAACTCTAGTTTAAACTACGTTTTGGCCGATCGGACAAAACTACGACAGATCATCTGGCGCATACTTTACAGTATTCTTTTACAGTGTCTCAGTTTAAACTCTAAGTGTTGCAGTGTTGCAGGGAATGAAGCCACCGTCCATCCCCACATCACTCACCGTCTAATAGCTTCATCCCCAGGGCAATGATACCACCAGTACATCCAGTAACCACTGCTATGTACTGCTCGCCATCTCTCATAAGAGCCACAGTGCTGATAAGTCCCAGTACAAATATCGCTAATATAATCTGAGGGCGTATCTTTCTAAACAAATCATTCATATTAACTCTCTTAATATATATAGACTATATATATAGTATATATACAGATAAGTCTCTAAAGACTTATCTGTATATTTATATAAAA